TACTTAGTAAACCACATATGGAACCACAACGGAGGATATTGAAATGTTCTTGGCAGTTTTTCAACATGTCGTATTTCATCCTTCGGTGCAACTTGCCAAAGAGGAACATATGTAAAAAGACTATCTTCGTCCTTCAATAGTTCCTTGAGCTTATAATAATGCTCCGCAATTGCTGCCCCCTTCTTGGGCATCCTAAATCCGAAACCAGACGCTTTGTCTGGATCCATGGCAGCGATAACTTCATGGTACTTCATAACTCGACCCCTAAGATAAGGACTAAAGATCGAGCTACAAATCTCGGTAACTTCTACCATATGCTTACGCAAAAAAGCAGTGTCACGAGAAGCTCCCGCATCCGCAAATCGCTGAAAAGAATCATAGACCTTCGACTTGTCCGATATATCAGCCAAGCGATACATCCCTGAGTCAAACTCTTTGAGCGCACCCAGATATGGATTATCATCGTACTTAGTTGTAAATCGGCCAAAAGTGTTATTGACGATTCCAGGAAAAACAAAACTATTTTCCCCTTCAATTTTGTCAGTCCACCGATCGAAGATCAATGGCACAGGGCCTTCACCAACAGGTGATAGAAGGCCCCCTCTCAGGTCTAATTCTGGGAGGGGGGAAGCCCGTTTTTTCGCACACGAGTGCCTCTCAAACGAGCATAATCAATCATCGAAATGGCGATATTCTTTTGTCGGGGAACCTGTGGTACAGTTCCCTTCACATGAATCCCAACTAGCTGACCTGTCGGTGAAAACAGGGGTACTCCAGAGGAACCACGCCCCGAGCCAGTCGAGGCAGTGTGAGTTATTTGGCATGTTTGCGTATCAACAGAAATGACATTCCCCATCCCGATTTTTGACGCCAATGCGCCATTAACCAGTGTGGCTGATTGCACTTGTCCATTCTGTTTAACCGCTGCAACTCCAAAACCCGAGGGCAAATTAGAGTTGCGGACGACGATTTCAACAAGATCAATATTAGATAGATATTGGTGAACGCTCACCACACAATCTTTAAAAGATTTTATTTCTTCATCGTCAAAAATTTTGATACCAAACTCGCGAGTCAACTTCACATTGTCATCCACGACACTAAGATCATGGTCAAACGTTGTGAAACCATGCAGAGGAGCTAAAAAGCGGCCGAAGTTCAAAGTGGCAACTTCAACAAAGATCCACTGATCACCTCGTCGACTATAAATTGTGGCCACCCGTCCCTTCAGGTCGGGTACCTGAAACTCACTGTCAACTACCGTGCTTTGCTTCTCAATTTTGCTCCTATTCTGTTTGGATTCCCGCTTCCACTGCAGTTTAGAGAGATTTTGGATTAAACTCCATTGAGCCTTTGCTAGAGTATCTCGCGTGAAATCAATATTTCGCACAAGCTTCTCAGCCGTGGCCAATGGAATCTTGTAAGTGCCTTCAATAATGAGGGGGACCGCGCTCTGACTAAAATAGAGATTCTCGTTGAAATCAATTTCTTCATCAGGGTCATAATCGGCCCAGTTACGCCCGTCGTAATCACCATACTCAATCTCGGGAGTTTTTGACCTCCTTCGATCCTTCAACATGACGCGAACATCATCTTCATCCATTTCATACTCGTCCTCAAGGTCGAGTTCTTCAAGATAATCATAATCAAGATATTCGTCATCATACAGGTATTCTTCCGGAACGTTTTGCCCAACATCATAAGCGTCTTCATCCAATTCATCCCGCACCACACCGTATTTATCATAAACCCACTCACCAGTGGAGTGGATATAAATGAAATCACGGCCGTGTCGCTTTCCACCAAAATTGCGGCTACGTCCACGACCACGCTTGTTCTTGCCTTTGGCTTGCGGAACAAATTTGTGGTCACGGAACAGATTCCGCGTAAATGGGAAAAGTCGTCCGATATCCCCGCTGGAAACAACCTTAGAGCATTGAACGCCATATTTACCTTTGTTAGGGGTGATTTTCACTGGCTCAACAACACCATCCTGGTTTTTACCCAGGCCAGTGCCTTTACGCCAGCCATCCCGCAATAACATCTGGTATCCAATATTATTCTCGTTCAACTCACTCACAAGTTGTTCCTGCGGTTCGTCATAGGTCACATGTTTCCTCAGCTTATGTTCAGCTGGTGGGCTGGGCGGTTTGGCCTCCACCTCTGTGGACCCCTCAAACCCTCCGCTAACAAAGGCGGGGGCGGGAGGTTTGTCGTCATCATCTTTCCTTCCATTCCAAGCGGCGCTCACACGCTCAATCTTGGGCAAGAAGAACATCTTCGCAGTCTGATGTCCCGGGAAATTACGCACAATATGTGCACCGAAAACTGGCCACCAATAATAAATGATGTATGCCGTAAATCGGGTTCCCAGATAAACACTTGCTATGATAGCAGATACTCTATGACTAACGACCTTATAATCGCCCTGCTTTTTGATAAAATAGCTGACAGCCAGCATATTCATCGCAAAACCAGCATCGAACAACATCCACGTTGTCATGCCGGCTTCCATCGCAGCCAGAACAGATGATTGATTCTCCAATGTTCTCTTACGTTTTCGAATCATGGCTTCCTTACAGCGCTTCCACAAAAAGGATACAGCTGCCATACTCACAAAAAGAGTGGTAAAAACCACAAAATGAGCTTTAGCCACCACCAAAAAGGTGAATCTACTGGGCACATGCGCGAACGGATCACGGAACAAGTTCCGAATCGCTCCCAATTTGTCGCGCGTCCGGCGGATCAAATGTTTAAATCCATGTTTTTTGACAAAATAACCGCTGCCAAACAACCCGGTCGCAACAACACCAATGGGAGTCGCCCACGCTAGGGCTCCCGCAAAGGGAAGGGAAAACCAAATCCATGTTTGTAGAAACACGAAGATTCCAGCAGCTCCAACGGCGTACTTCGATCCACGTATCACTTCCCATCCATGTAGAAGAGCAAGGAAGACCATTTCGTAAAAAGCACCAAATGTCTCGAATTGCTCCAAATACACAGAACCCATAGTAACCAATCTTTTTGCCACAGCCCCTCGAAACTTTCCAAAATCATCAAGAAATGGACGAGATTCAAGGTTCGCAGCGATCTGGGGTTGAAAATCAAAATCGAAATCAAGACCAGATCCCTCGGGGCGACGATCTCCGATTTGCTCCGCAGAGCTCGGAGAGGCGGACTGGGGGATGTCCTCGTCATCCTCGGCAAGTAATTGTCTAGTAATCTCATGCGAAACTCTAAACTGCTCTTCATAAACATTCATGTTCTCGGAGCTAAATCGTGAATTCAC